TATCTGTGTAATTACTAGAATGGATATTAGATGAGTTAGTTAATGACCAATCAATATGTTCATTAGCAACGAAGCCTGTTAGACTATCATGAGTGAAGTCAGAGGATACATAAGTAGTATCAGTAAAAACTGCTCCACTTGGCACTGCTGTTTCTACTAAAGGATGAACTACGTTAGTAACTTTAGCAGTGTTAGCTGTTATTGCTGAAGCTTGACTAGGAGTTATTCCTACTTTAGCAGTGTTAGCCGTAACACTAGCATTGGCTGAAACTCTAGCTTCAGTATAATATTTATTAGAACTATTCTCCGAAACATTAGTTGTATCTAGAGTAACAACACCTGTCTTTCCAGCAACACTAAGTACGTTATCTGTTGGTGTTGATAAGAGGGTGTAATCAGCCATTGTACCTGCTGATCCACTATTATGTATGTAGGCTTTGTTCTCATCGGAACGGACTACTACATCTCCCTCTTGAGCAGTTAGGGATAAATGAGCCGTTTGATTAGCCGCAGTCTGTACCGTTGTTAGGGCGAGTGCTGTAACACTAATCACACCAGCGCCTGTTATACCTACTCCAGTACCTGCTGAATAAGTAGTATCAGTAAACACTGCACCACTAGGTACTGCTGTTTCTACTAAAGGGTGAACTACGTTAGTAACTTTAGCAGTGTTAGCTGTTATTGCTGAAGCTTGACCTACTGTAATGCCTGTCTTAGCTGTATTAGCCAACACTTGAGTATTGTTAGTAATTATGCCTTGTACAGTTGTGGTGTATACTCCATTAGTGACAGTACCAGCGTTCCCACTGACAGCTGTTTGAACTATGTTAGGTGCAGAGTTAGTCAAAGTAACAGAACCAGAAGTACCTCCGCCAGACATACCAGTGCCTGCTGTGACACCTGTAATATCACCTACGTTAGCTGTTGCCCCTGAGGCAATACCGTCTAACTTAGACTTATCAGCACCTGTCTGTACACCTGCAACCGTAGTAGTAGCTGCTGGTATGACTGCGTTGGTACCATCTGAGCTATTGACAGTGACTGTAGTTGATGCTGTAGTAGTAGATAGGTTAGTCGTTACGTTGTGATTAACGTCAGATACCTTCGCAGTGTTAGCTGTTATTGCTGAAGCCTGAGCTGCTGTAATACCTGTCTTTGCTGTATTCAATGCAACGGCATCTGAAGCTGTAGATGAATAAGAGATCTTTGCTGTGTTAGCTGTGATTGCTGTAGCTTGACTTCCAGTGACACTAGTGGCTGCAATACCTAAAGAGTCAATATCTGTCTTAGTTTGATCTGCAGTTGCATTAGCTTCAATAGTATCTAGTTTAGTTCCATCTACTGATACATCACGACCATCAAAGGTGCTGGTAGTTGTGATAGCGCCTGTAAAGGCTGCACCTGTTAGTAAGGCTGCACCTGATAGTGATGCATAGGCTGCTACCCAAGCACTACCTTCATAGACTTTCATAACATCATCAGTCGTATTGAAGTAAAGCGAACCAGCTAATAATGTAGCTCCATCATTATCTGTTGTAGGATTAGATGCTTTCTGACCCAAGTATCTATCATCAAAAGAGTCAAAGGCTGCTAATGCCGCATCTCTTGCTGCTTCCGCTGCTGACTTAGCCGTTGCTGCACTTGTTGCAGATGTGGAAGCTTCAGAGGCTTTAGTGGTTGCTGTAGAAGCAGAGGTTGAAGCAGATGTAGCAGATGTAGCAGCGCCAGTAGCACTAGTGGCTGCATTGGTTGCAGATGTAGAAGCTTCAGATGCCTTAGTTGTTGCAATGTCTGCTTTAGTGGTTGCTGTAGTGGCAGATGTAGAAGCCGCAGTTGCACTGGTACTTGCTGCGTTAGACGATGTAGTTGCTGAGGCAGCTTTAGTTGTAGCTGTAGAAGCAGAGGTTGAAGCAGATGTAGCACTAGATGCTGCATTGGTTTCACTAACAGCTGCATCATCTTCACTAGACTGTGCATTAGTAGCAGACGTAGAAGCTTCAGATGCTTTAGTTGTAGCAGTGGAGGCAGAAGTGGATGCTGCTGAAGCACTCGCCGCCGCTTCACTTGCTTTAGTTGTAGCAGTGCTAGCTTGTGTAGTAGCTGTAGATGCCGATCCAGATGCTGCTGTCGCGCTAGAAGAGGCTTCATTTGCTTTAGTAGTTGCTGTGGAAGCATTAGTTCCTGAAGATACTACATCAGCATTAGTCAGTACAACGTCTGCGTTGGTAGTGATCTTGTCTAAGCCAGTTTGCACTTTGTCAGCTTCAGCTAATACTACGTCAGCGTGGGTTAATACCACGTCAGCATTTGTAGCTATCTTATCTAAACCAGTCTGTACCTTATCAGCTTCAGCAAGAACTACATCAGCATGAGTAAGCACTACATCCGCATTGGTTGATACCTTATCCGCTGCAGTTACTATTGCTGCTGCTAATACTGCATCATACTTAGCTATGTACTCTGTAGTTGAAGAACCAGCAGCACCTGTGGCACCTGTAGGTCCTGCTACAGTAGAGTCAGCTCCTGTGGCACCTTGAGGTCCTGTAGAGCCTGTGGCACCTGTAGGTCCAACCACAGTAGAGTCAGCTCCTGTAGAGCCTTGAGCGCCTGTAGCTCCTATAGAGCCTTGAGGTCCTCTAGGTCCTGTAGAGCCTGTAGGTCCTGTAGGCCCTGCTACAGTAGAGTCAGTTCCTGCAGCTCCTGTAGTGCCTGTATATCCTCTAGGCCCTGCTACAGTAGAGGTAGGTCCTGTGGCACCTGTAGGTCCTGCTACAGTAGAGTCAGCTCCAGTAGAGCCTGTGGCACCTTGAGGTCCTGTAGAGCCTGTAGGCCCTGCTACAGTAGAGGTAGGTCCTGTGGCACCTGTAGGTCCTGTAGATCCTGTGGCACCTTGAGCGCCTGTAGAGCCTGTGGCACCTGTGGGTCCAACTACAGTAGAGTCAGCTCCTGTAGAGCCTTGAGCGCCTGTAGAGCCTGTAGATCCTGTGGCACCTGTGGGTCCAACTACAGTAGAGTCAGCTCCTGTAGAGCCTTGAGCGCCTGTAGCTCCTATAGAGCCTTGAGGTCCTGTAGAGCCTGTAGGCCCTGCTACAGTAGAGTCAGCTCCTGTAGAGCCTTGAGGTCCTGTAGAGCCTACAGGTCCTGTGGCACCTGTAGGTCCTGTAGAGCCTTGAGCGCCTGTGGCACCTGTAGGACCTGTAGGTATACCAAAGGCTAACACACCTGTAGAACTTGTATAACCAGCCGTTGCGTTTGAACCTAAAGTTAGTGTAGAAGCTGTGGCTGTTACTTCTTTAATTTCCGATGCACTTGAGGCTGCTTCTGTTGCACTCGTTGCTGCAGCGGTTGCTGAATTTGCGGCACTAGTTGCCTGTGTTGTAACTGCGTTGATCGTAGAGTCAGTTGTTGAATCTCCTGAACCCCCTATACCACGAAATATAGCCATTGTTTTTACCACTGTTGTTAAATCTAAAGAAAAAAAGGGAGCCTCAAGTGTTCTTTAAGTACCTGAGGCTCCCTATAGTGGTTATTTTTTTATTAACCGTTTACTGCCATTACAAATCCAGTCTCTGGACGAAGTACCTGAGTACCATACAAACGGTCTGCAGTATACAAGGTTCCTAAGAACTCTTGCTTGTACTGAGTTTGAGAGCGTACACCCTGTTGCTCAGCAAGTACCATAGTGTCCTTATGACATAGCAAGGCACCACGTACAACACCACCAGCAGCATTCTCTGCAGCAGTCTCAAGGATTGGGCAGTTAGTAGATACATAAATATCCACACCATACAGCTCACCAATCTTACCATTAACAACACCTTGGCCATTAACGAAGTCACTAGATACATAACGATCAATACCCATAATTGCATTACGCAAGCTTGGTGGAATTACCAATGAGCGTCCATCCATTGGGGTGTCAGCATCATCCATTTTCTGAACCATATCACGTAGGAAGCTATCAGCAAATGCATCAGCAGTGACAAGAGTATCAACAGCATAGGCAGAAGTACCGCCAGATGCATCGTTGTAGAAGGTAGCTGAGTTAGTCCAATCTGAACCATCACCATCACCAAAGGACTTGCCTAAGGTAAATAGATCATCATCCACTTGCTTACCTAGGGCATAACCAGCATCACCAGTATAGAACTGACGTAATGAAGCAAGTGCTTGTACGTTAGTAATATCTTCGATCATACGTGAGTATTCAAAGTGCTTGTTAATGGTAACTAGAACTTCTGACTCTGTAGCGTTCTGAATAGTTACTGCTGTGTTTTCTGCCTTAGCAGATGCAGTGCCTCGAGTAGGAGCAGGGATATGAATTGTATCGCCCTTCTTACCTTGCATTGCAATTTTCTTAACTAGGGGTGCAAGTACAAGTGATTTCTCATACGCTGCAATTACTTCGTCAGACCAAATTTCGGGGATGAAAGTTGCTGCGGAAGTGTTATCTACCATACCGCCCGTGGCGGGATATACTGAAGTAGCCATTTTAATTTCTCTCTATAGTAAGGTTATTTGACCCTCTTCTCCGCATATGCCAGTGTAATGTCATCTGAGAGTGCTAAGTAGCGATCTGGGTCTGTTTTCATTAGTTTAATAATATCAGCTCGTCTATAGATTTTTTTGGAAGAACTTGAGTCTGGATTACCACGAGTGTAACCATTTGACCCATCCTTGACAGCCCTCTGTCTTCCTTCTTTCTCAGCCTGAAGTGTTTGGTTGATAACCCCATTACGGTCTTTCCATAGTGAGAACAGCTCATTAGCTGCTTCCGTATCATAGTGCTGATCTGCCGCGATAAACATTCGTGTCCTAATATTAGAGGCTTGAATCCATTCAGCAAACTTAGGATCACTTATGATCTCTTGTATGTCTGGATGACCTTCCTTTAGAAGTGCCATTGACGTTTGCTTTTTATAAGCTCTCGTGGACTCTTCTGCTGCTCTAACTGAAGGATGATTGTCTATAGCCCGACTGATAGCCCTTTCAGGATCAGAGTAAAAATCTATATCATCATCTGTGTCGTCAGCTGCCTGTGTAGGTTGCTGATCATGGAGTTGTGTGTTGATATAACTATCGACTACGTTACGTAAGTCACCCACTTCTGAGCTTTGACGACCTAAGAGCTTCTCAGCCTCTTGGTGCATCCTAACTACATCTTGTAACGACTTACCGCTGTACTTGTCTGGTATCTCTGTGGGCTCAGGGGTTACCTCAGGGTTAGCCTCTAGTGCTTCCTGTGGTTCTGTTGTGCCTTTGGTGAGATCATCTAAGCTATCAAAACGCTCACTTTGTAATTCCTCATCTTGATCGAGGATAACTGCTGCCATATTAAACTCCGTACCTTAGTATTATGGAGAAAGTAAAAATGAAAGCTTCCTAGTGTTAGGAGTTGGCTTTCTCTGCTTTTTCTCTACTACGTTCATGATCCTTAGCCCACTTAATGGTGGCACCAGCAAAGTCGCCAGAGAAGGGATCTAACATAGAACGTGGAGAGGAAAGTTGTCTGGTTGCTAGAGCTTTACAGGTTTTACACACTTGTGAGTCTGGAGAGCCTTTAACCATATGTTCATTAACGTGCCCTGAGACACACTTGTAATCATAAAATCTATACATGCGAGTACTGGTCTACGATGGGATCTTCAATACGTTGAGATTCCTCTTGTCCAATGCGTGTAGTTTCTTCTAGATTCAAGATAGTGCCTAAGATGTTGAGTTGTCCTTTACGGAAGTAGAGGTCTTTCTCATCTTTAGCGCTTTCAATTGAGTTAATGAGAGGGATATTTGAGCTTAAGTCTTTAACTAGAGTCTGCCAACCATCCGTCCTGAATAGTTCGTTCATCTGTCTAAAGTAAAGCTCTAATTCATTATCTGTCATTTATACTACCTATTATACCATATATTAGCTTAAAAGTCAAGGTTTTTCTTTACTTTTGACCTTGGTTGTGTTAGCCAGCGTTAATTTGGCCACCTGCTCCTCGAGGTCTTCCAGCTTGCTCAAAAGCCTGCTGTAACTGCTGTTGATTTGCTCCACTACTTGGTTGAGCTCTCGCTGGGATACCATTGTTCTGTGCTCCGTTGGGATTCATTTGTTTTAAGTCAATAGCTTTCTCTTTAAGCATCCGATCCGCTACCTTAAGCCTACGCTCAAACTCACGATCATCATTTTCACCGTCTTTTAGGTTAGTTGTGATAGCTTTAATTCGATCTATTTCCATTTCTACAGGTATAGCCTTGGCTTCAACCATAAGCTTCTGTGCTCTCATCTCTGATTCATGCGCCTGAGCTTCAAGAGCGGCAGTTTGGGAGGCTTGGAAAGCTAATTCAGCTTGTCTAGTCTCTTCTTGTGCTTTCTGGCTCTCTGGTGAGGGTTTAGCGGCCTCGTCTATCAGTCCAATCAACTCTTCTCTATTAGAGACATTCATATTATCTACGATAGACTTAAGCATGATGGGGTAATAAGGTGTCTCCTTGCCCATAGTCTGCAACAGCTGCACTAACTGGCTAACCTCATACTCTCTAGCTACAATACCTAACGTAGACGTAGCGTTGAACTTGTAATCAGACACAGGGTAGAGCTCAGGCTCGTACTGCATATAACGCCAAGCCGCCTTAGATACGAAGGGTATCAAGAAGGACTCTTGGAAGTTAATCAAGGTGCGCTTATGTCGCTTGATGATTGCACCTAGAGACATCGAAATGCCTGCAGCAGTAGCTTCTCCATTGATTTGACCACCAACACCAGAAGAATCTACAGCACCTGTACTTTGTTGTACCATAGATTGTAGTGCTGCAGCCTGAGCAAATGTTATTTGGCTTACGTTGCCAAAGTTAAACGGATTGATGATCTCTCGTGGGTCACCATTGGTTAATAATAACTTACCAGCACGAATCTCTGGCTTAGTTCCCCTTGGGATGCGTGTAGCGTCCATAGCTAGCATTGGATGTACAGTTAACGCTAGGGCATCAATACGTGCCCTAAGCTCAGCGTCTAGTGCTTTCTGGCTATTGTAGCCTTTCTCGCATACACCACGGCCCCAAAAGCGACTAGGAACAACATCCCACGGGAATGCTACTACTGGGCGATCCTTCATCATATAAGGACTTGGCTCTGCCTTAAGCAGGTGTCCTTCGTTAGCAATGATGACCACAGCTTCAATGTAATAACTTTCTTTGTCTTCATCATCTAAGGCATAGTCAAGCTCTTGCTCCAACAGATGACGCGGCACTAGGCCATAGTACTTAGTCAGACGAGTCTTATCATCTTGTGTAACCGTGAGCTCAGAGTCAGGCTCTAAGTTGAAGTCTTCACTAGCAGAGCCAATGTAGGTGTCACGATAGATACCCTGCTCTTGTAACTGTTCAACAATATGAGTACCAACAAACTCATCTATAGCACAACCTAAAGCTTCCTCAATGTTAGTAGCTACAGGGTCTATACGGAAGTTCTGAGGCAAGACAGGGCGTAGACGCACAATGGTACGTTTGGACACAGTGACTCCCACAGCTTCCATAGCGCCACCCATAACCTTCTCAGTCGAGGGCTTCATCTCATTGATTTCTTCTAATACAACTTCACCAATACCATTGCCAAAGACAGCTGAGTTGATTAAGCATTCAGATACATCCCTACGTATCTTAGCTGTATTAAAGTCCTCATGTAGCTTATTGCGGAGGAAAGCAATGTCAGTAGTCTCTTGGTCACCCATGTTATCTTTAATGTCAAAGTACTTACCTCTACCGAAGGTTGCCTCTTCTATCTCAGCTACATTAGACTCCACAGCTTGCTGTAGTGCTGGAGCAATGATTTGACTACGCTCTGCTGATCTAGTCTTGTCACTAGCATTCCAGATGCCACGCCATAGGCGGTAGTATTCCTCATGCTTCTTTGAGTAGTTAGTTTCATAATAGTCACCCCAATCGTTGACTTTAGTCATTACCCAATCTTCTAAGGATTGCTCAATGATGATAGGATCTGTTGATTGGTTGTTATCTAGCATTCTCATAATTTAGTATCCACTGATTGAGTCAAGGGTTTCAAAGTCGTCATATTCAGTAAAGTTACCAGCATAGGTTACTTTAGCGAGTTGATCTATATAGGCTAAGGAGTCTATTAAGTCGTCATGGGTTAAGGGGTCTGGAAACTGGAATAGTTCATCACAGAAGCGTGAGTGCCATTCCTTCTTCTTCTTGTTGAGCGTTATGCGTCCATGTTCAAAGCGCCCCTGTAGAGCCCACATGATTCTATCAGTCTTCTTTTGGTTGCCATGAGTTAGCTCCTCTACTCTAAAGTAGAAGTTCTGACGCTTCATCATATCCATTATTGGTGACATAACCGCTTGCTTAGATATACCTTTCTCTATGCCTACTGAAAGAGGCTTATAGTCGCGTACAGCTTGAAAGATCTTTGTTGCAGTCTCGTCTAGCGTCCAGCGTCCATAGATTACATCCTCAACAAACCATCCATCTTCATTGACATATACAATTGAGATAGCTGAGTTGTCTAATCGGCTTGTGTTACCTTTCTTCTTGCTGACATCTTGAAAGCCAGCTAAGTCTATAGCAATATAATAGTCACCTTCACCAGTGGGCTTTGTGCCGAATGAGAGCCATTCCTCTTTGAACATCTCTGAGCCTTGGTTCTTAAAGGATGCCATGAACTCCTGTTGGAAAGCATGAGAGCTCATAGACTTCTTAGCCATGTCAAGTTCTTCTGGATCTAATGTTTCATTATCGTAACTGGTGAAGTGATAGGAGGTGAAGGAAGGATCATCCTCAGTGAGCTCAGCATACTTGTAGAGATCATAGAAGTGGTTACGTCCCTTAGGTGTACCTATGAATAGACAGCCGCCCTTTTGGTCAGCTAAGGCAGGACGTAGGATCTCCTCAAATACCTCAGGTTTCATATCCGCATATTCGTCAAGCACTAAGTAGTATAAAGAGACACCACGCATAGTGTCAGGTCTATCGGCACCCTTAAGTGAGATAGTAGTGCCATTGATCAATGTGATCTGCATGTTGTTTATGTGGGCTGACTTGATGACAGGGCCACCTAGTTCGACTAGGAGCTTCCACATAATGTCTCGTGCCTGACCTTGTGTGGGAGCGACATAGAAGATGTGTGAGTTTGGTAGTGTAGCTTCGAGACCCTTTACGATTAGCTTCCAAGCAGCTAGCCTAGATTTACCGCAACGGCGACCTGCAGCACATACAATGAAACGTGTAGGATCAACCCATACTTTCTTTTGCCACTCTAGGAGTTCTATGGTTAGATCTGAGCTCATACGACAGTGTACTCCGCATCATCTATAGTGTCTTGAGTATCCTCAGAGCCTGAGATGTCCGTAGAGCCTACACCAGTGATATTGATTTGGATGGAGTTCTTACCACCTCCTTTAATGATCTCTTTCTCAAAGGCTGCTACAGGAGCCACACGATCCATGACTAGCTTCCATGCACTTGCTTGGTTCTTGTGCTCATTGTCTAAAGCAGCATCAAAGATAGCTTCAAGCACCTTAGCTGACTTAGGACTAGCAAGCATACGAGCCTTGTACTCATTGATGATAGTAGCATCACCTTTGGGCCTGCCTATGATTCCTTTAGGTTTCTTTAGGGCTGACTTAGGTGGCCGACCAACCCTTTTTACTTTGTCTTTTGTGCCTTTAGATTCTTTTGTGTCTTTAGATTCTTTTGTTGACAAATCAATTACCTCTATGTTGAGATTGAGTCTTAGTGTCTTAAGTATACTTAAGTGTCTTAAGAGGCGTTAAGGATATTCTTTAATAATTCATAAAGTAATAACTAAACGATCTCTTAAAGCTGCTTAAGTACATAAGTATATTATAACATATTTAGAGCTAAATGTCAACACTTATCTCATGTTTCTTGTATCTTCTCACGTATACATAAGTGCCCTTAACGCTAAATAAGAATCATTCTCATTCCCGTGTGCACTGTAGGTTTCCTTTAGATTTCAATTGCATTCTTATGTTGACTTTACTAACAAAAGCAAAACCACTCTCTTTTGTGAGCTGGAGGGTACCACTGTTATTCACGAGTGAACTCACGCCCCCGCCCCCATCAGATCCCTAGCACACACAGGGCCTTGTGTCAACCTTGTGCAGCCCTAGGTATGCCGCAGTCAGACCGTGACTACCTAAGGCACTTGAGTCACGGGGGTTGACAGAAGTGTACAAGTGTGTGCCAAGGTGGGTGCCTACGGATGCTATAGCACACCATGGACACTATAGCAACTATTGTGACTATTTAGCCTGCTATAGTCACAAGGGTTGACAACGGCACGACACTGGTGTAGTTGAGACACCTATTGTTTATGCGCACACACGCGAGTATCATGCTTGCCTATGACTTGTCAAGTATTACTCATTACGTGACTAGCCAGTCAGTTATCAATAGTGCTTGACACATTGCTAGTGTGGTGTATACTTGACCCAACAACAACGCAACAGGCCCTAGGCCATTGGAGTTACTATGCAGGTATTTAATCAAGTGTCAGATTCGGCTCAGATGCACAAAGTGGCAGCTTTCAAAGGTGTTACTATACTTGAAGCTAAGGCGGCGGCTAGTGAACAACTAGACATAGTGTTAGCTAAGACTGAGCGTAACGAGTATGTAACATGGGTGTACGTGTTTGGTCAATTCGCAAGTGGCCATTACTTTGGCAATGACATAGCACAAGCTGGTGCAGACTATGCGGAGCGTGTAGCATGAAAGCACTAGGCTACACACTATTAACTATAGGCATGATAGTAAGCATGCTTCATTTAGCTACAGTTACTGGAGTATTATAATCATGGGCGCAATGATGCAAGGGCCACGGGCCACACCACTAAAGGCAAAGGCTAACGTATTAGGCTTTACGTTATACCATGGGCCCTCAGTACTAGATCCTAGTCGCACAATAGCAGCTATACTCACTCTTAAGACAAGCAACCGCAAGACGGGTAACATGGCGCAAGTATGGATTATTGATGCAGGCCCATTGAATCCTGTGGAGCTAAGCAAGGCAAAGCAAGATGATAGTATATGTGGCAATTGCCTACACCGACAAAGTCTAGGTGGTGCTTGTTATGTCAATATAGGCCAAGCACCATTAGCAGTGTATAGAGCATTCAAGCGTGGACGCTATGAGCCTTTTAACCCTAGTGAGCATGGGCACTACCTAACCTCTAGACGTACACGACTTGGCGCTTATGGTGATCCAGCGGCAGTGCCTTATGCTGTACTAAAGCAGATAACCGAGCTATCGCTAGCGCACACAGGTTATACACATCAAGCAGCACATAGTGCCTTTGATTCTAGATATACTCAGATATGTATGGTATCAGCTGATACACCTAAGCAGGCCCTAAAATGGCAAGCACTAGGCGCACATACGTTTCGCGTAGCACTAGCAGGCGATACTTTAGCAGCTAACGAGCTAGAGTGCCTAGCGGATAGCAAAGGTCTCACATGTAACGAATGTGGCCTGTGTGATGGTAGCACAAAGAATATCGCAATAACTGTACATGGCTCTAGAGCTAAACGTTTCTCTAGCCGTTTGATTAATCTAACCGAGGTAGCATGATATGACTAACAAAGAATATCACGACCAAATGAGCCTATTATCGCCCACTATGCGGCAATATGTAGAGAGTTGTATAACAGATTCTGAGTTATTAGAATACTTAGATGCACATGGCGTCCATACGTGGGCTTACTATCAAGATGCAGTACACGAATATAAAACAGATCAGGAGCAATAGACCTATGAGCAAATATGAGCAATTCAAGCAGGCACTGTGGCTAGCTATACTAGCGCCCACAGATGAACAAGAGAAACGTGCTACGGCACATGCACTAAAGCTACTACCATGGCTATCTGTGCGGCAGGAGAAGCAAGCAAAGTCTGAGGTGCTTACTAGGTTAAATAAAGCCACCTCGGTTGAACTTGATGATGGTAGTGGTTGGCATATGACTGCAGAGGAGCAGGAAAGATGGGATATGTGCCACACAGGAACCGTCACTAGCAGGAGTAAAGCACAATGAAACAAGACCTAAAGAACCACGGTCAAGGGCTTAACGCAAGCCCTCAGGTAACACAAGCCCTTAAGCGTCATAATACCATAGCAATAGCAGTAAACGTAACAGGCAGCCTTATTGGTGCCTTGTGTGTTATCTTTGCTATTGTAGTACTATTTAACTAGGATTAGGAGCACAAGTATCATGATCAACACTACACAAACTAAAGCACAAGTAGAAGCAATGCTAGCTAAGTTAACAGTAAAGGAGCTACGCGACAAGCGTACAGGGCTGACCTTAGAAGCTAAAGCAATTTACAACCAGCTTTTAATGCTCAATTGGTCTGAACCATACATAACTATGGACGACCTAGAGCAAACAACAGGTATAGAGCGCCACACACTTGCACCAGTGCTTGGAGAGCTAATTAGTGCTAGGAGAGTATTATCAGGTAACGAGGACGTTTTAGGAGGCACTGTGTACACTTATACGCCTATAATCAAAGGACAAGCGTATGGTTATCCCTTAGATTTCTTTAAGAGCTACTATGAATTTATGGAAAATGCTTTATGATGACCTATGCAACAGATGCTTTATACCTGCTAGGCTTGCTAGTAGTGTACACAGGCGCAGTTATGGGCCTAGTGGCACTAGCAGGTGCAGTAGTAGCAATAGTGATAACGCTACTCACTAAAGATAACTAAAGAAAAGGATTGACATATGGACAAATGTATTGATATACTTATTGACCTAATCATTATATTCCTAGCAATAGGCTAACTAAAGACAAGAGAGGTAATACCATGAGATGTAAAGCATGTAACACAATACTAAGCGATTACGAGCTAAGCCGCAAAGAGAGTGACACAGGAGAATTTATAGATCTATGTAATAGATGCTTGACAAGTGCTAGAGAGGGCGAGTATAATTATTCTATAGATGCAGCAGATCTGGATGTAAATGAAACTAAAGGTGATAGCCCGTGGTTACGAGAGTAATCTAGGGTAAACCATAGAGGAGAGAGGATAGAGCAATGACAGAATCAACAATAAATCTTGAGTTACAAATAGGTACCTATACCGAAGTGCCTTTGGAAGTAGAGGTACAATGGAGCTTAAATAGCCTAGGTGAAGTAGACATAGATGACTTTTATGCTTATTATGTAGCCTTAGACGACACAGGGCACAAGACGTTTGAACGTATACCTTACTGGATGCATAAGATACTTGAACTAGAGCTAGAGGAGTATCATGAAGATATAGAAAATAAAGCTTGACACACTTTGGACACAATGGTATAATATACCTAAGAGAGCAGAGAAAATACTTTATGAATAATCTTAAAGTATAATAGTAAAGTGTCTTAAGGCTCTTAAGTGTACTTAAGACACCGTAGTAAAGACCTATTTTGGTCATAATAGATAATCTTATTAAAGAGAGTAAAGCGTATGTCAGTATTAACAGGTTCAGTAGCATTTTCAAACTTAGATGAACATGAAATGTATCAAGGTCAGAGCACAGGTAAGTTTTCCGTGGTGCTAACTTTAGATGAAAACAATGCAGCCTTATTGTCTGATGCAGGAGTAAAGCTGCGTGACTATGAAGACAACAAGCAACGAAAGTTTGCTAGTAAGTTTGCAGTAGACGTAGTGGACATTGAAGGTGAGCCATGCAAGGAACGTATCACACGAGGTTCTCTAGTGCGCATTCAGTACACACTAGGCCAAGAGCATCCAGTGCATGGTATCACGCCTTACTTGGATAAGATTCGTGTCTTAGAGCTAGCCACATCTAATGATGATGATTTCTAGTTAAGCGTCTAAGCAACGCTAAGTTAACCCCTAGCCCTACTATTACTTTAGTGGCTAGGGCCCTTACACAGGCTTACAGGAGCTTACAGAGCATGTATCCCACGGAAAGAACAGAAAGTACGTTTGTAAAGCATGGCCCATGTGCTCAATGTGGCTCTAGTGACGCTTTAGCAATCTATAGTGATAATCATAGTGTATGTTTTAGCTGTCAAGCGTATACCCACGGTGATGGTTCTATAGTATCACCCAACCAGACAAGAGCGAGGCCCTTAGAAATGACAGGTACAATAACAGCAATACAAGATCGCAGGATTAGCATGGACGTAGCCAAGCGGTATGGCGTCACAGTAGAACATGACGCAGATGGTAGCATAAGCAAGCATCACTACCCATATCATAACCAAGAGGGCTCTAGAGTAGTAGGAACTAAGGTTCGAGGAGTAGTTGATAAACAATTCTACTCTACTGGCGACCTAAGCGAGGCTGGCTTATTTGGTCAACAAGCCTTTACAGCTGGTGGTAAATACATAACCATTACAGAAGGAGAGCTAGACGCATTAGCAGTTAATGAGATGTTTGATGGTAAGTGGCCGGCGGTGAGTATACGCTCTGGTGCAGCCTCAGCAGCTAAGGACATAAAAGCCAGCCTAGAGTACCTAGAGACATTTGACAATGTGGTAATATGTTTTGATACAGATGAAGCTGGCGCTAAAGCGGCTGCTGCAGTCGTGGGGCTCTTTAGTCCTCGTAAAGCTAAGGTCTGCACATTACCTCTTAAAGATGCTAGTGATATGCTTAAGGCTAACAAGGTACGAGAGTTCACACGCTGTTGGTGGGATGCTAAAGCCTTTAAGCCCGAGGGGGTAGTAAGCCTAGGTGATGCCGAAGTATGGGATAAGTTCCTAAAGCGTGGTACTGAGGAAGTAACACCACTACCAGCTAGCTTTGGCTCCTTAAATGCCATGATGAATGGTGGCATTGCAGCTGGTGAGGTCACAGTTATTGGAGCCTTAACAAGCATAGGTAAGAGTACAATGGTCTACAACCTAGTCCATGGTATGTATGCTGAATCAGCTAAGAAGATTGGTTGTGTGTTCTTAGAGGCAGACGTAGGTGAGACAGTAGAGAAGCTACTTAGTGTGTATATGGGCACTAACATAAGTGACATACAAACCAAGGATCGCGACTACAACTTATACCACGAGAAGTATAACGAGCTAGCTAAGAGTGACAAACTACACATCTTGGATCACCAAGGCGCTTTAGAAGCTGACGAGCTATTTGCTAAGATGCAATATTTAGTTAAAGGTCTTGACTGTGACATTATCATCCTAGATCCGCTACAAGCTGCAGTGACTAGTAATGAGAATGGAGTCATTGATGCCTTTATGGATAAGTGCTTGAAGCTGGCTAAGAATACTGGTGTCAGCATCATCATTGTAAGTCATATGCGTAAACCTAATGCTAGAAATGCACATGATGTAGGCGAGTATGATCTTAAGGGTTCTGGCTCCATTAACCAGATAGCTTTCAATACTATACTACTTAGTAGAGATAAAATGACGGAAGATGATTACGCACGTAACTGTACTCAGGTGCAACTAGTTAAGTGTAGACGTACAGGACGTACAGGTGTAGCTGGTTGGCTTTACTATGAGAATAATACCTCAAGGCTAGTGGCTACACAGGCACCTGAGACTAAAGCAGCGAATGCACATGAGGACTTTTAAGGGGAGAGGCCAATGTCAAGACTAATATTCGACATAGAAACTAATGGGCTCAACCCTAGCATAGTGTGGTGCATAGTCACTAAAGACATTGACAGTGGCGCTGTAGTCACTTACGTGAAAGACCAGTGGCTTGAGTTCAACGCGGCAATAGAAGCTGCAGACGAGGTAATAGGTCACAACATAATTGGGTATGACATTCCAGTGTGTGAGCGTTTGTTATGTACTAACTTCTCTAAGGCTACCATAGTGGACACCTTAGTAATGTCAAGACTAGCCAACCCACAACGGGATTCACATTCACTAGCATATTGGGGAGAATTACTTGGGTATCCTAAAGGTGATTATAATGATTGGTCATGCTATACTGTGGAAATGCGGGATTATTGTGAGCAAGACGTTAATGTTAATGAACAGGTATACAGGAGAGTCTTATCCGAGCTGGATAGCTTTGGAGATCAGAGTATACTTCTGGAGCATTCAACACAAACTATTATACAAAAGCAAATAAGAAATGGCTGGCTCTTGGATCAACCAAAAGCTAGAGACTTAGTAGCACAACTTAAGGAAAAATCATATGATCTTGAAGAAATTGTCCAACAAGTTTTTCTTCCTCTACCTACGTACATTAAGGAGATTGTTCCCAAGCTTAAGAAAGACGGTACCATCAGCATCGTTGGACTCAAGTTCCTCGGTGAAAGATGGGAGCAAGTAGGTGGCCCTTTTAGTCGCATTGATTGGCCTATTTTTAATCTTGGGTCTAGGCAGCAAATAGGACGTTACCTTAAACACTTTGGGTGGAAGCCTAAGTTATTCACTGAGACAGGACACGCCATAGTGTCTGAGGACGTACTACAGAATGTCAAAGGCATACCTGAGGCGGAGCTTATAGCTTCATACCTCTTGGTTGGCAAGCGTATAGCGCAAGTACGTAGCTGGCTCGAGGCAGTTGATGAAACCACACAACGAGTCCACGGATACGTAAACACCAACGGTGCGGTAACCGGACGCATGACACACAGCAAACCTAACCTAGCACAGGTGCCCAGCTCAAGTAGCTTATATGGGCCTGAATGCAGAGGTTGCTGGATTGTTGCTGATGGATACAAGCTGGTAGGTATAGATGCTTCGGGGCTTGAGTTACGAATGTTAGCACATTACATGAATGACACTAAGTACACTAATGAGATACTTAGCGGTGATATTCATACTGCTAATCAGCTAGCAGCAGGGTTGGCTACACGCAACCAAGCAAAGACTTTCATATATGCTTATTTGTATGGGGCAGGTGACGAGAAGATTGGTTCTATAGTGGGCGGTGGTAGAGCAGTAGGTAAGAGGCTTAAGGCTAAGTTTCTAGAGGCCACACCAGCACTGGCCACACTCAAGGAGAATGTAGCTATCTCAGCAGGTAAGGGCTATGTTACTGGGCTGGATGATCGTAAGATATTCATAAGATCAGAACATGCAGCACTTAACTCATTGCTACAGTCAGCTGGTGCACTAATTATGAAACAAGCCTTGATTATTTTGGATAAGTATGCTACAATGTATAGGTTAGACTATAAGTTTGTAGGCAACATTCATGATGAATTTCAAGTTGAGGTTCTAGAGAGTCAAGCGGAGAGATTTGGTGCCTTAGCAGCCAGCTGTATAGAAGCTGCAGGTATACATTTCAAGCTTAGGTGTCCACTGGCTGGAGACTATAAGGTAGGCAACAGTTGGGCTGATACACACTAAGGAATTATAATGACAACTATGCAATTAACACGCAGTAGACCTAATACAGTAATACTTGATCTTGATGGTGAGCAATGGTATGTACACTCTGATGGTGGAAGACGAAGATTAGACTCACTCCACCGCTTTAACGACAAGCGTATGTTTGTTAATAGTAAATATGTACCACAGACACACCCATTATGGAAGTCTGGAAGATACAAATCATTCAATGATGCAGCCTTTAGTTCTTTTGAGAATTATAAGAAAATAACTAAAGGTGAAGTATATATAATTACTAATAAAGCATGGCCTGAGTGGATTAAGGTTGGCAAGGCTGTTAACACAGAGGATCGGCTTAAGGGTTATCAAACAAGCGACCCTTTTAGAAGTTACAAAATACATCACTCCTTCAAGGTCAATAACCGCCATACTTTTGAAGTATTTTCACACGATCTCTTGAAAGGAGAGTGTACTGAGTTTAAGAATGAATGGTTTAAGATGAATCCTTGTCAAGCTAAGAAACTTATGGAGGTTGAACATGAAAAATGGTAAACCTTTTGATATTTGCTTTGTTGATGCTGATAGTATAATCTATCGTATAGCCTTAAAGACTGATATTAGCTTGTCTAAGGCCACGGAGTACTACGATAAAGCAATAGAGGACATTGAGTGGGCTACAGTAGCCACTGAGGTTAAGGTAGCACTCAAAGGCAAAGGTAACTTCCGTTACGACATAGCTGAGGACTACAAAGGTAGCCGCAGCACTAAGCAAGTGGATGAAGCACTAGTGGAGAGGCGTAAGGATCTAAACGAGTACGCATACAGCCTAGGTCACTTTCAGTCAGACAACTGTGAAGCTGATGATGTGGTATCCATATGGGCTCAAGAAGCTTTAGACGCTGGTGAGAACTACGTCATAGCACACATAGATAAAGACATTGATATGGTGGAAGGTTGGCATTACAACTTCACCAAGGAAACTTTATACTATATAGATGCTGATGAAGGTTGGTATAAGATGTGCCTACAGATGCTTACTGGTGACTCCACGGATAACATACAGGGCTTACGTGGCATTGGCCCTAAGACAGCACAGAAGCTATTAGCAGATGTTCCTAGAGCTGATATGATAGCTAAGGTGCAGGAGGTGTGGAGAGAGCATCACCCTGAGGACTGGCATGAGAGGCTTGAGGTGTGTTGGAATTTGATATACATGAGGCGCAACTGGGATAGTTTTCATCAGTTGACTATAGAGCAGGAGCTGTCTAATGACACCTAAGCTTAAGTTCCGATCAGGTCTCGAAAGCGCATTTAGCGAGGCAGTGGGCACCAAAGACTTCCTTTATGAGCCCTACAGACTACCCTACATCATTAGAAAGAAGTATGTACCTGACTTTATTGACACACGTACTGGAGCTATGATAGAGTGTAAAGGGTTCTTTAGAGTTGGGGACACACAGAAGTATAAGGCCATACGTGATGAAATTGATAGACCACTTATCTTTATATTCTCCGATTCACGTAAGCGCCTACGTAAGGGTTCTAAGATGAACCTAGGGGAGTGGTGTGAGAAGGAAGGTTTAGCTCACTTCACTATGAAATCAGTTGATAAGCTACTGGAGCATCTAGCATGTCTAGCACCTTTGAAGAAATAAGAGAGCAAATACTAAACAATTATGATGTTGACTTCTTATGTGAGCTACTAGGGATTACTAGTGAATCATTAGTGGATCGTTATGAGGATATGATCATGAAGAACCTTTCACTGTTTGAGGAGGACACTAAAGATGACTAAGCTATTAAAGGATGTTCTTAAGATGAATAGAGCACTAGACAAACAGGTCGGTGGTAATCATTATACCAACATGAAGCAACAGCCTCTTGAGAAGACTTATCTTCAGTACGGATATGCAGGTGTCAAGCACTCTATCTATACCAAGGTAGATAAGTATCTTACTAGGGACAAAGGTACGAATAGGGTTGACATTGAGAAAGCAATCCACTGCTTACAGTTGCAGTTGGAGTTCTATGATAGATACCATACGTTAGATAATCGCTCTGATGGGCGTTTAGAACCAACATTCAGTCAAACCACAGCAATAGATGGGAATAAGTAATATGAGCAAATTAATAGAGATGATAAAGCGTCATGAGGGAGTTAAGACACATGCTTACAAGTGTACAGCAGGTAAGATCACTGTAGGTGTGGGACGCAATATAGATCCTGATGGAGGCATAGGTCTCTCTGATGAAGAGATTAATTTTATGCTTGGTAATGACATTGATCGCGTAGAAGAGGAGCTATACGCTTCACTACCATGGTTAGGTGACATTGGTATCAGTGAGGTGCGTTATGATGCTTTAATAAACCTAAGTTTCAACCTAGGCTTACCAAGGTTCCTTAAGTTCAAGAAAGCTTTAGCAGCCATGGAAGCTGGAGACTATGAGCTATCAGCAGACGAGTTTCTAGATAGTCGTTGGGCAAAGCAGGTAGGCTTAAGGGCTATAGAGGTTACGGATATGATTAGAACTGGAGAATACTCATGATTGTTAAGTTATACACAGGGCCTAACTGTAGTGCATGTGCTAAGCTAAAGGATCGCTTAGCTTCTGTGGGTATATCAAGCACCAGCTACACAGAGGCTGATGTTAACAACCCTTCCAACAGGGCTGATGTTGTTAAGTTAGGATTCAGAGGCATACCTTTGTTAGTTAAGTATGCTGCAGACGGTGGGGAAATGATAGCTACCTTGATGGGTGCAAGTTATCCCGACAGTAAGTACAAGGAGTTCTTTAGCGTATGATGATCATAGAGCATATACAGCAGATAATGGATGGTTTCAAGTGTGATCTAAACACAGCAATGCAGCTGTACAAGCGTGGTACTGTTTGGGAGGACTAGAGCAATGAAAGCTGAATATATAAGTCACATGGGCTCTGACTTGACTGTAGTGAATGCCGCTAGGGTGTCCTTTGACAACGAGAGTGCCTATGAGAATGAAGATTGGCCTCACGAAGATTTTGAAGAACCAAACTACTTAGGTAAAGCAGACGTAAAGCTAATCAAGTATCTAGCTAAGCATGGACACTGGACACCCTTTAGTCACCCGCAGGTGACACTAAGGTATACAGTGCCTATCTTCATAGCCAGACAGGAATTCAAGCACATCGTAGGCTTCACTCGTAATGAGGTTAGCCGTAGGTATGTTGATGATACACCTGAGTTCTACACTCCAGACACTTGGCGCAGTAGGCCAGAAGGTAGTGTTAAGCAAGGCTCAGGTGGTGCTAGTGAAGAGAGTGAGTCTGTAGCAATCTGGTATGACAAGGTTCTTTGTGAGGCTTATGATACTTACGTGATGATGATTGACTTGGGTATAGCACCAGAGCAAGCACGTATGGTCTTACCTCAGTCCATGTACACCAGCTACTACATCACTGGTTCATTAGCAGCCTTTGCACGAATGGTTAAGCAACGCTCAGACCCTCATGCTCAAGTAGAAATACAAGAGCTAGCAGCTCTGGTTGATGCGGTGATTAGACCTTTATTCCCCGCAAGCTGGGCGGCCTTAGTGGACACAAATGACACATAACAGTGTCACAAGAGTGTACTAAAGTGCTTCTTAATGTGTACATTGTACATTTATATGTACATTAAAGTGTTTTAAGGGGCTTTTGTAAGACCATTTGTACAAGAGGTCAACATGAACAATCAATGTGACGGATGTATAAGGGGTGTACCTATAGTCAATGGGATACACAAAGATGAACAATACTTTGGAATGATGTGTAGCAAAGAGAGGTATGAAGACATGAGTAGGACTAGAAGAAAGTCACTCAGGGGTGGTAAATCCGTTGATAAGTCCTGTAGGAACAACGGTGGCTGTCCGGTGTGTGAAGGTAATAGACTACACAAACATAACAAGCGTAAGGTGTCCGGTGAAGATACTAACATAAACCAAAGAATAGAAGAATAGAGAGAACAGAATGAAACTGAAGCTAAAACCTTGCCAGATGGAACAAATTACAGTAACTTACTTAGACCAGTTACACTATGATCTAAAAGAAGAACTGTTAGCACATGACATTGACCCTTACCTAGACGCTGATGATGTAGTAGAGGTCACACGCTCCATTATTGCAATTGAGGTTGTTATGAAGGACTTAATGTTTGAAGACTTCTATTATCAATGGAAGCTTGTAAACGGGGTAGAGCTATGAGCGTCTATGAAGACTACATTCACAAGTCACGTTACGCTAGATACCTACCCAATGAGCAGCGTAGAGAGAGCTGGAGCGAGACTGTCACTCGGTATCTAGATTACTTCAAAGACCGTGGTTCACTGGATGATAAGACGTACAAAGAGCTATACAAAGCTATCATAGCCAAAGAAGTCATGCCCTCCATGAGAGCTCTTATGACCGCTGGTAAAGCTTTAGACCGTGATCACATTGCTGGTTTCAACTGCAGCTACATGACGATTGACCACCCTAAAGCCTTTGACGAGATGATGTATATTCTTATGTGCGGCACAGGTGTTGGCTTCAGCGTAGAGCGACAATATGTTAGCAAGTTGCCTGAGGTATCCGAGGAAATGCACCAAACTGATACGTGCATTATTGTGGACGATAGTAAGATTGGCTGGGCTAAGGCCTTTCGTGAGCTAGTCGTCTTGCTATATTCAGGTCAAGTGCCAACATGGGACATTAGCAAAGTACGTGAAGCAGGTGCACCATTGACTACCTTTGGTGGTCGTGCGTCAGGCCCTGAGCCTCTAGTGGACTTGTTTAAGTTTACTGTTGGTGTCTTCAAGGGAGCTGCAGGACGTAAGTTGAGTAGTATAGAGGCACATGACTTATGCTGTAAGATTGCTCAGATTGTAGTCGTTGGAGGAGTCCGTAGATCAGCTTTGATAAGCCTAAGTAACTTGACTGACGATAGACTTAGACGTAGCAAGCATGGACAATGGTGGGACACAGAGCCACAACGAGGCTTAGCTAACAACAGTGCATGTTACACCGAGAAGCCAGACTTTGAAGCCTTTATGAATGAATGGAGTAGCCTGTACGAAAGTCGTAGTGGAGAGCGTGGTTTCTTTAGTCGTGTAGCTAGTCAGAAGCAAGCAGCTAAGAATGGTAGACGTGAAGCAGACCATGAGTTCGGGACAAATCCATGCAGCGAGATAATCTTACGACCACAGCAACTGTGCAATTTAAGTGAGTGTGTAGTGCGTTGGGATGATACTCATGCTACACTGAAGAAGAAGGTACGTCTCGCTACTATCTTGGGTACACTCCAAGCTACGTTGACTGACTTTAGATACTTACGGAAGAAGTGGAAGGATAATACAGCTGAAGAATGCTTGTTGGGAGTTAGCCTAACAGGTATATTAGATAACCAAAGAATGGGAACAGTGGGCCCAGAGCTAGCTAAGGAGCTAGAAG